ACCCGAAGCAGCACTTGCCATTTCCAAAAAGTCCATTTGCTTTTGCATCTGTTCGCCAATCAACTTGGAAACACTGTTTGATGCATCGTCTCGCACTGAACAGGCAACATCTGCCCATGAGTGTCGACCAGCCAGCTTCAGAGTTGAGTTGTAGATCGGCAATGCGATTTCTTCAAATGTCAAATTGGGTCTGGCAATGCTGACCACCTGCTTGGTTAATTCTGTTGTGGGTTTTGAAACGCCGAGGTTTTCAAACATCACTCTAAAGCGGTATTTGAGTTTGGGCATCAACAGGCCCTGTGCGCTGGCGCTTTGATCGCTAGCCAGTGGTACTGTCATTTTATTTAATGATGAAACTGCCATTTGTAATCTCCTATGTGTTTATTTACCTGAAAAGGTGGCTGAAAAATCAGCCACCTGTTTCATTATTATACGCCTGCTCCACCAGCAATTTCGCCAGTGTTCTTGATGCGCAACGGAATGTAAATAAATTCAATTGCCTTGACAGGTTCAATAGCAATATCAACCCACAGTTCGTTTCTGTCGATTCGAGCAGGGGTGTTGTTGCTGTCATCACAAACCACCAGGTAGTCATAGATGGCTCGTTTGGCCACTAGGTCAATCATCAGGCTGTTGCAGGTGTTGGTGACCTCATTACGTGTGATCTGATCATTTGGCTCAAACAAGTACAGTTTACCAATCTCTTCCAGGCGTCCACGCAGGAATGCAACCAGGCGCGCCACATTGATACGATCAAGTGCTGTGGTTGTTACAGTACTGGTCTTGTTACCAAAGTTGGTGATACCAACGCCAGGGATAAACGTAATTGGGTTGATATTGCGTTCATACAAGATATCGCGAACGCTTTGACTCACGCCAATTTGTTCAAACTCGCCTGTTGCAGCATTGATATAGCCAATTGCGCTGGCATTGTCAATCACACCACGGCGTGTTCCTGCTGGTGCAAACCATGGATAGCTGGCAGCATCGCTGCGCAGAATTGTGCGAACCATCATGTGACTTGGCGGTTGAACAACTGAATTGCCACCTAGGTCTGTGGTACGGCATGATGGGTAGAACACGCCAGCATAGTTGCTGGTAGCTGCGTTGCCATCTTCTGTCACCAGACCAAGTCCGTTGTTGTTGGTAGCAAAAGCTACCAAGCTGTTGCCATCAGGTCCAAGTCTCATTGGAGTATCACCAACCACAAACAAGGTGTTGTTGCGCTCATTGCTGAGTGCAATCATGTTTGGTGTCAGTTCAGGATAAGCAGGTGTTGCAATCAAGTTGAATTGATTTTGTTCTTCACGTGCTGCTGTGCTGGTGTCAATGCCTGCTTTGAGTGCTTGCACAATCAACTGGCGTTGTGCCAGGCGGCCGGCCCACATGCTGCCGTTGGTTTTGTTACCGCTGGCTGTGAGCCAGGTGTTGGTGTTCAACAGATCCCAGTATGTGCCGTTGGTTGGTGCAATACCAGCTGTGGTAGCCAAAATACACACATACACAGCATTGTTGTAGTTTACAAAATCATTGTACACATATGTTGAGGTAGCCGACCACGCATCAATTGCAAACGCAGTAGATGTGGTGTTGAAATAGTTGTTCTGGAAGCTCTTGACATTGTAGCCAGAACGGCGTGTGTTAAACAACAACATACCTTGTGGATACAGTGCAGGATCAGGAGCGTCAACGTCAAGATAGTTGCTGTTCAGCAAACTTGTAATAGTCGGGAAAGGATCTGCTACACAATCTGTTGTACCGTTTGGTGCCCAGCGAGCATCTGCAAACAAGATACCATTTTGTGACACTTGATCGGTGGTGTCAACTTCTACCCATGAATCAGTTCCGCTGACTGATTCCCAACGATACAACTTGGGATAGTTTTCAAGATCGCTGGTGTCAATCCACAAGTCACCGTAGGCCAAGTCTGATTCTGCTGTGTCAGTTTGAGTGGTTGGAGCCGATGCACTTATGATTGGGCCGGCTGCATTACACAGTGTCAGGTCATTGCCACGAACATCATTGGTTACGTTTTGATAACCTTGCCAGATTCCATTGTCCTGAATCATGATATCAGCATCACTCACTGAGCTGTAGTACCATAAACGACCAGTTGCTGGATCTTGATCTGGTGCTGTGGTGCTGGCAGTGTAGGTGAACAGTGGCGTGGTCACAAAGTTACTCAAAGTAAGTCCTGTATCAGGCAGAGTATTTCTTTGTCGTACTTTGGGAGTTTGTAAACTAATTCCTGCCACGTCCAGTGGGGTTCCGGTGCCCAGGGCCACTTGCATGGTGCCGCCTGCGCTGTGAATGAGCACAATGTTGCCAGCAGTGTTCACAGACGCCGACACATAAGGAATATTGGCAGCAGATACCGCAGTAATAAAGTCACCCACTGTTCCTGTGCCACCAATGGTAATAGTAATACTAGCAGTGCCATCACTAGTGCCTACACCTGATGCCGAAATTGCAAAACTATCGCCTACTGTAAATGGTGTTGGATCAGTTGCTGCTGGAATTGTGGTTCCTGTAATTTCAGTGGCGCCAAGAACATATCTTCCAAGTATTTCAAAAGAGAATGTAGGGCCTGGAACTGATGCGCTGGATAGATAAACACTTGAGTCATAAACAGCATAGGTGGTACCTACTGGGATATTTTTTCCGCCGCCCGACGGATCTAGTGCATAGATAGCAAATCTGTCACTTTGATACACACCACAGTTTTGTGATACAAAAACGCCCAGTGCGGTGCTGTATGATTTGATGCTCAAGTTCATGCCATTGTTGGCGCTGCTGATGTTTTGCCATACAGATCCTGTAGGACGACCGCCATCTGTATCAGTGGTTCTCCAACGTGGTTGATCATAGCTGTATGCAGGCAAGTAGTCAGGTGCTGCATATTGACCAGTAGTGATGCCTAGAGCTGTCAACAGTTCTGTTCCCTGGTTTGGGCCTGGATCAACAGTGATAATACCATTGTTGCTGAGTGTTGATCCGTCATTTGACGAAAGAGAATTGGCATACAGGTACAACTGGTTTGATACTGCACGTGCCGTGACACCAATGGCGGTTAGGCCTGCATTGGCATTGATCACTGCTGCAAGTCCAGCCACGGTGTTGGTAGCGCCAACAGTGACCAAGACGTCATTGACATACATGTTTGCACCAATTGTCAACGGCGTGGTAACAGCATTTGCGCCAACCAATGTGGGCCACGATGTTTTCCAGCCGTTGCTGCCAATCTGCACCCATTCGTTGAGGTAGTTTTTGTAGTAACCATACACATACTCACCAATTGCTGTGACCGCATAGTCACCAATACTACCATACGATGCCACAGGAGTATTGTCAGCAATAGGGTTGGTGCCGTTGCCGCCTACAACCTCGGTAGCATCAGTGATCACCGCAGGAATTTTGTTGGTAAATGTTGCTGTGGCCTGGTTCCACTCAAAAATACCCCAGGTACTGATACTGGCATCCAGCCAGAATGCGCCGTTGGCCGGTGCACCTGTGGGGCGAGTCAAACTGGCTGTGAGAGCTGTCAAGTCAATGTCAGCACGTTGAATATATGCACGATTGGTAACACCCAGAGCCGAGTACGCTGCAAGTAGGCCGTATTCGTTGAGTTCGTAGCCATTGATTGGAGTGCCTGTTGTGGTGTTGTAGAAGAACGGTACACCAAATGTGGCTGCCAGATCACGCTGACTGGTAATTAGATACGTTTTGTTGGCATTGGCAGCAAGGGTACCTGCTGCTACAGTGATGCCGTCACTGGATACTTTGTTTTGTGCTGTGGCAACTACAAAGTACGGAACGGTATTGACCGCTGATGGGATGTATTGACTCTCGTCAATAACTGTTACTTCTACGCCGGGGCTAACTAGGGCCATTGTTGTTCTCCTAAAATTTTTATCAACTATTTGCTTGCAGATACCTGATGTACCCATGCAATCGCATAGTGATATTTATTAATAAACTTTAAAAATGGCCAGGCATAAATACCTTTGTAAAGGTTTAGGAGAAAAAATATGTCTGAATACGCTGGATTCATTTATGAATGGACTAATAAAATTAATAACATGAAATACATAGGTGCTCATACTGGAAGAGAAGACGATGGGTACATAGGTGGTGGCAAGAGATTTAGAATTGCTCTTAGAGAGTGCGGCTTAGCAAATTTTGAAAGGAAGATTCTTGAATATGTTAGCGATGTAAATAAAATCAAAGATCGTGAAAATTATTATCTTGAGCTGTTTGATGTAGTAGAAAACAATGACTACTATAACTTATCTACTAGATCATCGGGGCTTAAATTTAAAAAACCGGTTAACCAGTTAGCTCGCTCTTTATGCTGTGTCTGTGCGCAACGACCTGTGGCTATAAATTACATCAAAGACAATATAACACATTATCGAACCAAGTGCGATGCATGCTTAAAGAAAAAGAAAAACCCAAAGCCGTTTGTTCCTCGTTGGGAGGCAGCTGGTTACAAAAAGAAAATGGTCTGCGATTGTTGCGGATTCAAGGCCAGATGGTCGGCCCAAATGTTAGTATTCCACATAGATGGAAATTTAGCGCATAACGAATCTAAGAATCTACGTAGTGTTTGTAAAAATTGTGAAATTAATCTAAAACGTACTGATTCTATTTGGCGTCCAGGTGATCTTGAACCAGATGTGTGACCTGCTGATACAAGTGATCTAGACTGGAATTGTTGTCCAGCACAGCATCAAACTTGGTGCCTGCCCAGGCATATTCGCTGGCATGCACTCGGGCCTGGTCCAGACGACTTTTGCTTAGACTCCAGGTAGAGTTGCCCTCAGGACCGTGATTTACGCTGACCGCTGCATCATACCAGGCAGGTTCTGGTCCACGAGTCACACGCACCACAATGCCGCCTGCTGCCTTGATTGACCGGATTTCGTTGGGGAATCTGCAATCACTGATCACAATGTCGTCTGTGGAGTTACGCAGTTTGTTTTCCAAGCTGGCAATCCAGATATCGTCGTGAAATCCGGCTCTGCAAACTTCTGTGCCCCAGTATTGCAACACCCAGCGTGGTGTTAGTTTGGGCATTTTCAAACGCTCTGCCCACCAGGGATCCACTTGTTCACGCCACTCACGGGCTTGTTTTGTGCGGCCTTCCAGCAGTTCTCTGTCCCAACCAAACACATGGCTTACAGCGTCTTTGAGAGTGTTGGCAAAACTTTCTCTACGGAATTGATGTATGTTAACAAGATAATCTGCAATGGTGTCT